GGGCTGGTATCGCCGGCTCCGCTGGCCGATAACACGGCCTTTCCTCTCGATGAGCCGGTGACGCTCTCGCTCGATAACAGCGAGCAGATCGAGCTTCTCGGCGCCGGCCTTGTCCGCGACACCGTCGACCAGATCCTGTCCGAAGGCATCGTGACCGATATTGCCTTCGTCCGCACCGCGCACTCCGCAGACGCGGATCCGCAAGTCAAGCTTGCGGCCGAGATCAATTCGATCGTCGGCAGCGCCGGCTCCAAGACAGGCGTCTGGGCGCTTCTCGAAGCAAAGAGCCACATCAAGATCGAGCCGGGCTGCATCATTGCGCCGGGCTACATGGCGCACCGCCTGGGCGACGCTGCCAATCCAGTTGTCGCGGCGGCTCGTACGGTCGCCGACCGAATCATCGACTGCATGGTCATCGCCGACACGCCTTCGACCTCGATCGAGGATGCTATCGAATGGGCGGAAGATTTCGCGACCGCGCTGAACGTCATCGGCATGTATCCTGGTGGCGTGGTCAACCTCGGCGCCGGCAATGTCACGCGGCCTCTCTCGGCCAATGTCGCGGCCGCCATGGTGCGCCGGGACAAGGAAACCGGTGGCCCTTACAAGGCGTTCTGGAACCGCGCCCTGCAGGGCGTTCTCGGCCCCTCGGTGCCCGTCGGTTACACCGATGGCGATATCAACTCGGAGGCTAACCAGCTCGCCCAGGCGGGGGTCGGTTCGATCATCGAAGGCAATCTTCTCTGGGCGCCATTCACCACGGCGACCGACCCGACCGTCAACAGCTGGCGCTCGATCAAGAAGATCCGCACGCGTCGCGCCGTTGAAAAGGCCATGCTGCGCCCGATGCGCCAGTATGTATCCGAGGACATCACGCCGCATGTCGTCTCGCTGATCTACCGGGCAGCCGACCAGTTCCTCTCGGATTTGAAGACGCTCGGCGCCATCATCGATTACGAGCTGATCTGGTCGAAGTCGCTGAACCCGTCCTCGCTGCTCGAAGCGGGTGGCTTGCGCGTCAAGATGCGCTGGGCGGAGACGCCGGACCTGGTCGATCTTCAGCTCTACGACGAACCCATGCCGGAAGCCTTCGACGTGCTGAACGCCGCGATCGCCGCTGCGCTCTCGCAGCTCGGCCTCTCGAACATCCGCGTCACGGCCTAAAGGAGACCGAATATGGATCGCATCATCCGAGGCGGAAACTGGTACTGCGGCGAGATCAATCAGCGCCTGCGCGCCGACGAAACTACGCTGCCGGCGCTCTCCCGCGAAATGATGACCTTCGTCATGGGAGGTGGTTATTTCGCGATGGAGCTGCCGGCCGAGATCCAGCCGCTCTCCTGCGAAATGTCGGTCAACGGCGTGCACGAGGATCTGAAGTCGCGCTTCGGCCGCGAGCCGGGCGACTGGACCACGGTCACCTACTACGAGAACCTCTTGAACGTCTTCCCGACGAACTCGACTGGCGAGGTCGAGGGCGGCGGCCAGCCGCAGCTCACCGGCCGCGTCGTCTTCCTGAAGGGGCTGCTCAATGAGTACGCCCAGGGCGGGGTGAAGGGGCAGAAGTCTACGGGCGCTACCCGCCTACGCTGGTCGTCGATCGTGCTCTACCATGACATCTTCAACGGCAAGACCGTCCACAAGTTCGACATCCAGAACAACACGCTGATCATCGACGGCGTGAACTACACGGCCGAGCACAATCGCATCATCGCGGCCTGACAGAATACCTGAGCGCGCTCACCGACAGGCGCGATGCGAGAAGGCTGGCTGCAGCGGTGAGGCGGCCAGCCGCCCTTTTTTCAAAGAGGCTTCAAGATGACTTCGAACCGCCCTCAGACCGCTCTCGTCTCCACCCCTCAGTCGAAGAACAATCCTGCCGACGTGAAGGTCGAAGAGATCCCATTGCCTCCCTCCGAGATGTGGGAGGAGCTGGACAACAGCGGGAAAGCAAAGGGCAAGGAACAGGCCCAGACTCCGGCTGCCAAGCCGGTCGACCAAATGTTGGCCGATCGGCCGATCGCGGCCCTCAAGTTCCTCAAAGCCATGAACCAGTCGGTTCCTCTCGATTTCCCGTTTGAGCATCCGGAGCTGGGAGCCGTCGAGACCGTCACGGTGAATAGGCTGACTGTCGGCCAGATGGGCGACATTCTGGATCGGCGGGATCCGAAGTCGCCGGATATGTTCGACATCTACGCCATCATGACCGGGCTGGAGGCCGATGTGCTGCGCGGCCTGGAGGCCAAGGATGGCGAACGCGTCACCGGGGTCTGCTTCGATTTTTTGCCCCCATTGTTGCGGCCGGTCCCCAGGGACTGAACCGCGTCATTATTGATCTGGCGAGGTGGCGCTCTGTGATGGCCCGAATTTCAAACAGCTTCTCTACCCCTCTGGACGCGCTTTCGCGCATGCCCTGGGACGAGGCTCTGCTTTGGTATCCTGAGGCACAATCCGTCTATGCGGAGACGTGGGGTAGAGGCCGATGACCAACATCGATGTCGCCCTCAGACTTCGCCTGGACTATCAGAAGCGTGGTGCTGATGAAGCCGAACGCGACCTGAAGGACATCAAGCAGGCGGCCGACCAGATCGGCCGATCGCGCGGCGGTGATCAGCTAAACCAGGACATCCGGGCAATTGGCCGGTCCGCCGATGACGCCAAGCAAAAGATCTCTGCGATCGGCACGGGCTTCAACGGTGTCGCAGGTGAGGCAAAGGAAGCCGCCAGCGCAGTCGGCCGGATCAAGACTGAGGCCGACCAGGCACGTCAGGCCGTGGCCAGCATCGACAACGGCGCGTTTTCAGGTCTGAAGGCAGATGCCGCCAGCGCCAAGGCTGCGATTGCCGAGATTGGTCAGGCAGCTGACACCGCTCAAAACAAAATCCGGCAGATCCGGCCTGGATACTCCACTATGACGACCGGCGGCGGGCGTCTGATTGCTGACGGGCACTGGCGGACCGGTGGCGGGATGATGTCCACGGCCGAGGGGGCTCTTGACCAGTTCGGGCTCCCGCTAGCGATCGGTGCCGGCGGCGCTTATCTCGCTGGGGCAGTTCCTGCCGGTCTGTCTGTTGCAGGCGGGGCAGCTGTTCGTGCCGCTGCAAATGATGAATTTCGGCTCGACCAGCTCCAGAACATCGGTGGTTTCAACGATGAAGAAAGGAAGCGCTACGATCAGCTGATGGGCTCTATTGGTCCGAAGTACGGTGTAGGCAAGCCGGGTGCCTTCGACGCCTTCGGCTCGCTTCTGGCCGGCGGTCTCGACCACGGCGATGCTGCTGCGATGACCGAAGGCGTGTTGAAGTTCGCAAAGGCCTCTGATTCCGGCGTCGGCGATGCCGCCAAAATGGCGACAGCACTCCGCAACAACATGAAGATTGATCCGAAGGATCTGCCGGGTGTCTACGACTCGATTGTCGTCGGCGGCAATGATGGTCAGTTCGAAGTCGGGGACATGGCCCGAAACTTTCCTTCCATGCTGGCGGCGATGGCCGTGCAGGGTTCGACTGGCGGCCGAGGTGTAAACTTGGCGGCGGCTATGGCGCAGTCCATCATGAAGTCGTCTGGATCGGCGGATCAGGCAAAGACTTCCTTCGAAGCGATGCTGAGGGACATGGTGGCGCCCGAGGTCACTGGCCGAGCGAAAGAAGACTACGGCCTGGATGCGTTCGCCGTGCAGGAGGCCGCTGCCAAGGAGGGGCAGGATCCTGTTCTCGCGCTGATCAGGGCCTATCGAAAAGCGGTGGGCGGCGACCAGCGTAAGATGCGCGATCTGTTCCGCAACGACGAGAGCTTCAAGGGGCTCGCCGCAATCTTTCAGGATATGGAGGCCGTTGAGGCTCTCATGGCCAAGATGGACAAGGCGCGTGGGACCGTTGACGGCCAGTATGAAGGCGCGACCGACAACCTGAACTCGCAGGGCACGCGCCTCACCTCGAACATCGGCCAGAACCTGAAGGACGCCGCGGCGCCGCTTCTTCCTTTCCTAACAGGCGCGGCCCGAGCGATGTCCCAAGCGATGGAGCAGGCGCGCGAGCAGCAGCAAAACAACCCTGTCTCCATGATGCCGAACGGGGGCATGATCCAGGAGGGGCTGCGACTTTGGCTTGAGCACACCTCATCGGGACGTAAGGAGCCTTCCGCGCTCGACCGCTTTCTCTGGGGCAGCGCTGCCGATCCCGAGTTCAATGCTAAGGAGCATTTCGGCATTAGCCTGAAGCCGTCGGCACAGACCTCCATGGAGGGATATCGGGAGGGGCTTGCTGAGGAAGGCGCAAAGGCAGAGCAGGAGGCGCAGTCGATCGCTGATCGGATCAAGGCTCTTCTCGGCTTCACAGTCTCGCCAGTGATTGCGCCGACCTATGCGCCACCGGCCGGCGCTCCGTCCTCTCCAGCGCCTGGTCAGCAGTCCTCACTGTCTCCGGGCAACATCAACCAAACGATCACTTCGCCCAATGCCAAGCATGCCGGCCGACAAGCGGCGCGAGAGATCCAGCGCGCGCAGGCTCGGACGCTCTATGACACTGGCAGGAGGCTCGCATGAGCGCTCTTCGTCCCAACGGCGCTTTGATCTCGATCGGTGGCGCGATCCTCTACACGGTGGGTCTGAACCCGCAGCGGATCGGCTATTCCTCGACGGCGCGCTTCCCGGTTCATCCGGTTCAATCAGGCTTCCGGATGCAGAAGACGGGCGCGGATCCGGAACGCATCATCATCGAGGCGCAGACCTATCCCCACGTCGTTGGCGGTCTCGATGCCTATGCGATCCTGAAGGCTCATCACCGGGCACAGAACATCGTCCCTTACATCCGGCTGCGCGGAAACTATCTCGGGGAATCGGGCGGGCTTTGCGTCATTGAGACAATCGATACGGACGAAGAGCGATTGCATCCCTTCGACGGCGTTGGCCGCAAGGTTGACGTGTCGCTGGGCCTGATGATGGTCCCGGCGATTGCCGGCCTGGGCGGCGGTTTCGATATCGTCACGCTGGGAGGGCTGCTCGGATGACCTACACCGTGGCCTATGGTGGCGAACGCCTCGACCGTATTGCCAAGAAGCTGCTGCAGACGGAAAAGCTTGGCACGGTCGAGGCACTGCTCGAAGCCAATCCGGGGCTGGCCGCCACAATGCAGGCTGGTCTCGTTCCGGCAGGCACTGTTATCCGGTTGCCGGCCGGCTTCACGCCGAAGTCCGAGACCGCGTCTTTCACCCTGGCTTGGGAGTGAGCGATGCGGCGACCGGTCGTCCAGGTCATAGGTGAATCAGGCAGCGATCTCGTGCCAGGCTGGGGCAGCGCGCTGATGTCGGTGAGCTACACCGACAACGAAGGTGGCGAGGCCGACGAGCTGGAGCTGCAATTCTCCGTCTCAATGCCGTTCCAGGCACCGCCGTCGAAGGGGCAGAAGTACCGGCTGCTCTACGGCTGGGCGACGTCATCGCTGAAGGACGCCGGCATATTCACCTTCCAGAGCGCGAGCCTCACCTTCGACGCGGAGAACGGTTGGACCATGCTGGTCGTGGCGAGATCCGCGGACTTCGTCGATGCGGACAAGGCGGCAGATGCCGAACACTTCGAGGAGACGACGGCCGGCGAAATCTTCCAGAAGCTTGCATCAGGCGTTGGAAAGAGCGCCACCGTCCACCCCTCGATCGCCGGAATCGAAATCCCTTATCGGCTCCGGATGCAGCAGTCGGCCGTGGGCTTTGCGCAGCAGCTCGCCGACGATCTTGGCGGCACACTGAAGCTTGCCAACGGCCAGTGGCTCATCACGGCCAAGAACAGCGGGGAGACGGCCGGCGGTTCGGCGATTCCGCCGATCGTCATCTCCGTTGGCGAAATCATCAGCTGCGATCTGACGACGGAAGGGCGCCCGGAGTACGGCGAGATCCAGTCGAGCTGGTTTGACGAAGAGAAGGGGCTGTCCTTCCTCGAAGCCGTGCCCGGCCTCGGCCAGGTGGCGAAGTTCCTCGCCCTTCATCCTGCGCCGTCGGCCGGCGAGGCAAAGCAGAGGAGCAAGGCGGAGGCGCTCGATATGGCACGGGCGACCATCTCGGGCAGCGTGACGATCGAGGGGCGGCCTGAGGCGATGGCTGGAGCGCCAATCACGCTTTCTGGCTTCGGCGGCTGGTCCGGTTTCGACCTGGTCGCGCCCGTCATCACCCACACCTTCTCCTTCGATGAAAATGGCGGCTGGCTGATGACGCCGGAGGTCTCGGCAAGGACAGAAACTGGATGACGGATGCTCTGTTTGGACACCCGTCATCAGAGAAGCTGAGGCTTCGTTCTTTGAAAAGTGAATAGGTCAGAGCCCGGTCGGCTTGTAACCGTTTCTCGCCGTTTGCGAGGAGGTCAGCTCGTCCAGCACTGTCAGGCACTCCTCATAGCCCGCGATGAAGATGGCCGGGTCGCCATTTGCTTTCGCCTCTTCCAGGCGCTTCGTGAAAATCGCTCGCATTTCCTCGCGGGAGATCACTTCGGTCTCGCAGAGCCGGTCAGCGACCGCATCTGTGAACAGCATGTACCACATGTACTTCCCTCCAGTTGCCTGCGCTCGGTTCATCCGCGCCAGCAGCGCTTCGGCTTTGTCGTTCATCGATTATCTCCATGTGGGTTCGTCATGTGGGGATACAGAGGTCGAGACGTGCGCCAACGCGTCTCGACCTCATCAATACATCTGATTCGAAAAATTCGCCTGCAGCCCTCCAAGTTGCCCACTAGAGACAGTGGCCGACAACGAGCACACTGTGCGGATTGAAGAGATTCGGAGACGGAAAATGGGCGCGCTAAGGCTGGCAATAAGGGATCAGAAGGAAGCTCTGCGCTTCGTCTCCTCCCTGGACCGGAAAACCATCAAAGCCCGGTTCTCGACCCTAGAGAAATGGCGGACAGACCACGTCGCCATTGCCTACTTGTCCGGGCAAGCGGTTGCCATGGTCGATGCGGTAGACACATTCGATGCCCAAGGCGCTACGGCAAGCTTGATCGCCCGTCCGGGCTACGGTGCATATGCGGTTCATGCGCTGGTGTATCTCAAGAGCAAAGTGAGCCGGCCCACGTGGTTTTCCACCCTACGAGAACCGAGCGACGCGACAGTTGCGATCTCCAGACGCTACTTCGACTACGTCTATGACCAAGGAGCTTG